TCCAGCATTCTTCTGAAGCAGTTGCTGGGCAGCTTGTGCCACCAACCGCGACAACTGGTTTTCGACTTCCGGTTTCAGGTTGTCTTCCGGCGACGGCAGGGATGCGCCAAGCTGTTGTTCGATCTGGGTGCGGTAGGCAAACGCCACATGCTCCATGATGTGTGCCATACCAGCGGCTTGCAGCGCCTGTGCTTGTGGGTTCTGACCCATGATCTGCGCCAGCTTGGGGTCTTTCATTGCCGCCATGTGGACTGCCAGATGCGCCTCGTGATCTTGAGCAATGAAAGCTTTGACGGGCTTACCGTTCATCACGTTCATGTTTTCGGTCACAGGGTCTACCGGCTTCATGTCCTCTTCAATAGGTACAAGCTTCTCGGCATTCTTCACCCCCAGCGTTTCAATCATCTGGCGGTGCAGGTGCGGCAAGTCGTACAACTGAGGGGCTGACTGAGCAAGCTGGAGGACGGCTTGGTACTGAACAACCCGCTGACTCATGGTTGAGGCGTTGGGGTCAGACACCGGGATGACGTTAACTTGATCGTAGTCCGACTGCTTGGCTTTACGGTCACCAACCTCCGGATCGTAGCTGTACTCGTCCGGGGTGTTGTCGCGGATGATCCCAGCCAGCAGTTTGAATTCCTGCTTCATGGTGTAGTAGATGCGAGCCTGAACCGCGCTCATCACCTTTAACATCCGCTCAAGGACCGCCAGCGTCGTGCCAACCGGGGACTGCGCCGAGGTGTCGCTGATCTTCAGGTCGGCAACCGCAGCAAAGCGACGACCGTCTTCCACAATCTTGTCCATCAGCATGACCAAGGTCTGACTTGGCTCCTTGTACGGCAGCGTCATGATGTTGTCGCGCATCGTACCGGAGGGCAAATCTACGTCACGGAACTCACCGGGGGAGATGGGGGTGTCGTCGCCCTTGATCCGCAAGCCACGGGTTTTCAAACCACCGGGCAGGTTGTTCAGGGTTCCCGCATCCACCAACTGGCGCATCAGGGAAGTTGCTGCCTTGGCGTGGCCACCGATCAAGTGGATCAGGCCGAATGAGTAGAACCCAAAGCCGGGGATGTATCCATAGTGTACAAAGTGCTGACGCTTGGCCTTGAGCTTGTCGTCCTCCAGCCAATTGCGCCGTACAGCCAATACCTCCATCGTGCCCTTCTCTATGGTGACGATGTATGGCAGGGCAATACCGGTCTCTTCTCCGTCTTTGTTCTTGTCCTCGTACCCTTCCAGATCAATCTCGACGTGCATCTCCAGCAGCTGGAACCGGTCGTCCATCGTAGCGGACAGCCCCGTCTCCTTGTTTTTCTGCTTCTCAATTTCGTCAATGGTACGTACAGGGTCACCAAGGTCCACGTCACGGTAGAACCCGGCTTCTTGCAACTTGAGCACTTCGTTCTTGGTCTTGCGCATCTGATGCGTGACGCGCTCGGCTGACTCAAGGTTAGCTGCGCCGTAGGGCACAACAAGGTCTTCAGCCGGAATAAACATCGCCGTCTGCCGATCAAGGCTGGGGTCGAAGTAGATTTTCTTGAAGGCGTTACCGGACAGACACAAGCTAATCAGCATGCGCTCATGCTCGGGGCGGTACTCCTGCATCACCTCAGTCAGCTGGTAGTTCATGTCGTCCGCCACCCGGGTTGCCGCTTCCTTCTTCTCCGGGGTCTCGCGTCCGATGATCTTGGTCTTGACCGGTCCCATTGCAGGGAAGGTCTCCATGATGGCTTCAGACTGGAACTTAACCGCACTTTCCATCAGGATGGGGTGGAACACACCACACGCACCCGACCACGGCTCAGTCCGCTCTTCGTAGTCCAGACCCAGCAGCTTCAGACCCTTGACGTAAGTGTTGAGCCAGTCTTTCCGGGCGTTGACATCCGAGTCGTAGTCACCCAGCAAATCAGAAGCCAAGGTTGCCAACAACCGCTCGTCCATCTCGTCGGCAAGGTTGGCGTCAAAGTCTTCACTTGTCTCTTTGCCCGGTTCGATCTCGATCTCCATGCCGTCGATGCCGATGTGTACCGCCTCCGGGTCTTCGATCTCAATCTCAATGTCCGGTTCTTGTGCAGCCAGATCAGCGATCCCCACCGGGGCCTCGTACAGTGCTTTGTCAATTGCCATCAGTAGTACCCCGCATGTCGTCTACTCTTGAATTCTTTTATCGGTTCTGGCTCGTCGTTCTGCAAAGTTAAAAACCCACCCCTGCGGAACCGCATCAGAGCCAGCGTAGTTGCGTCAACCAAGTCGTCATGCTCCCCGGAGGGGAAGGATGCAACCTCGTCCATTACCTCCTCTGCCCACCGCGTCTGCGGTGCCCACACGATACCTGACGCAAACATGTCGGACACGGCGTTGAGGCGGCTGATCTTATCATTGCCCTTGCTGGGGGTAAATTCCTGTACCGGTATACCCATCGCCCTGAGTTCATAGATCAGCGGCGCACCCGAAGCCTTCTTTTCCACAATCAGACTGACTGGCACGTCGTTTGAGTCCCACTCGCGGTAGTGCTCCAGTGCTGTGCGTTTGAGTTCCGGGAACTCCATCCGATCCTTGAGGGCGTTGAGCAGGATGATGTTTGCCCCCGCTGTGGTGGTGTTGTTGGGTTCCTTCTCCGGATACCACACCCCCCACGTCGTACAGGCGGAGTAGTCCGCCCGGTTGTGTTTCTCAAACGCCGTGTCCCAGCTCTGGATGATGAACTCGCAGTTGGGTGGGTTCTCATGTTCCCAAATCCGCCACCATTCCCGTTTAACAATTGCCCCTTCCTCGGAGGTTGGGTTCTGCTGGTACTGGGCATTCCACTGGTAGTTGGGCATTGACGCCTTGGTACGCAGCAGTGCCTCCAGTGGCCATTGTTCTGGCCAGAGCGACTTCTGGACGATCCTTATCCCACCATCGTCGTCCACTATCTCCTTCTCCAAGATGGCTGGGAACTCCACCACCTCGTACTGATCCGACCCCTCGTTCATCAACATGTCCTTGACCAGCTTCCCGGTCAAGTCATTCAGCGCCCAGCGGGTCTGCACAATCGCCACTCGTCCTCCGGGCATCAAACGCGTCCTTGCACCCGTAGTAAACCACTCGTACGCCTTGTCAAACACATCCAAGTTGCCGTTAATAATGTCCTGTTCGTTGTGTGGGTCGTCCACCAGCAGCAAATCCGCACCTCGACCGGCAATTGCACCGCCTACACCCACGGCAAAGTACTCACCACCGTGGTTTGTGTGCCACCGACCGGCAGATTTGCTGTCTTGGGATAGGGAAACCCCATCTTCACCCCCAAAAACCATCTGATATCGCTCAGAAGCGATCAAATTTCGCACTTTTCGACCGAAATCCACCGCCAAATCAGCGGTATGGGACACCATCATGACCTTTTCTTTGGGAAATTTGCCCAAAAACCATGCTGGGAAGTAATAGGAGACCAGATGTGACTTACCAAAGCGGGGTGCGATGTTGACTGCAATGCGGTCCCGGCGTTTGAACGCCAAGTCCTCAAGTAAAAGAGCTAACTTTCGGTGGTGTGCACCAATTTTGTAGTCCGGCTCCATGAATTTGACAAAGTCCAGCAGCCCAACCCGTGCCGCTTTGACCTGTTTGCGCTGTTCCAGCTCACCCACCAGCTCCAACACCATTGCTTTTTCAGCGTTGGACAATTTATCCAAGTTAGCCTTGGCCAACTCCAGCAGTTGCGGGGAGATTGGCATGTCAGGAGTCTAGCGGGTCGGGGGTCAGGCGGTTGATCAGGTCTGACATGGGGGTGGGGCGGTTCTCCGGCTCGGTGGGGGCATCGTCCACCAGTTCTTCTTCCTCATCCTCAACTTCTTCGGCATCCACCACGTCGGCTGCACCCATAAAGCGTTCCAGCTTCTTGGTCAGCTCGGCCTCCAGCTCTTCGTCGGTCTTGGTCTTGTGCGTGATCTCCACCCGGTCGGTGAACAACCCCACGTCCTTCATCTTGCCAAGCAGTTCCAGTGCTTTGATGCGGAGTTTGCCGTCGATGCTCGCTGAATCTTCAAGCAGTTTGTTCTTGACATACTCCCGTATCCGGACGGCACTATTGACCAGTTCATGGTCGTACTCCGACAGGAGGTTATCAAGATGGCGCATCGTTGCATTGGGGTAGGTAGCAACGATGGCTGGGACGAAACGTGGATTCTTCGCCGCAGTAATGTCTTGGAACGCTTCACGGGCCAACTCCTTGTCGTCTTCGGACGGTGGGTCGGTGTCGTCAGGGAACAATGCCTTCATGGTATTACAGGCAAGCCGCGCCCGTTCAAGCATTGGGATGCTTGTCATGGAGAACTGCGTTACCGGTACGTTCGGTTCGGGAGTGATCTGCACTGGGGGCTTATACCACGAATGCTTAATAAATAATAG